TTGCTGGCTAGGGTCATGGAAAGCCAGCCATGCCTTGTTCGCATCAAGGTGGCCGAGGCAACTGCCGGCGACGTGCTGGTCATGCGCTTCGCCAAGGAGCCGCAGCACCTCGCCGTGCTGGCTGGCGACACCATTATTCATAGCCATGCTGCCGTGCGGACGTGCTGCGAGCATGCCTTCGACGACACCTGGCGCCGCCGGGTGGTGACGGCCTGGCGCTTTATCGGGGGGACGGCATGAGTTCGAACATGTCTGCCGGCCAATGGGTCGGCGCGATTGTTGGGGCGGTTGCCGGCTTCTTTACCGGCGGCGCGACGTGGTATGCAACGGCCGCGTCAATGGCGGCCGGCGCCTCGACCGGCATGGCGGTCGGGGGCATGATCGATCCGCCCATGGGGCCGGCTATCGTCGGCCCGCGCCTCGGCGACCTGTCAACACAAAGCGCCGCTTACGGCGTCGTCATCCCTCGGCTCTATGGCACAACAGCGGTCGCGGGGAATATTTTCTGGGTTGAGAACAATGCGCTGAAAGAAGTTGCGACGCAGGAGACGCAGGGCGGCAAGGGCGGCGGGGGCTCCGAGGTAACGACCTTCAGCTACTTCGCCACCTTCGCGCTCGGGCTGTGCAATGGGCCTGTGGTCGGCATTCGTCGCATCTGGTGCAGCGGCCGGCTCATTTATGACGCAGGCGCCACCGATCTCGAAACGGCCGAAGTGACGCGGCAGCTCGCGCCCGGCATTCGCCTGTACCTCGGCGCCGACACGCAAGCGCCTGATGCGCGCATGCAGGCGACGCTCGGGGTGAATAACACGCCGGCATTCCGTGGTCTGGCCTACATCGTTTTTGATGATTTCGCGCTGGCCGATTACGGCAACAGCCTGCTCGGCGCGCAGTTCAAGGTCGAAGTCGTCAAGGCGGCCACCTACACCAGCGCGATCCTGTCCGAGTGGCACGCGCCGGTCAGCGACGTCAATATCTACTACAACATGGCGGCCGTTTCTATTGCCGGCATTTCCGAAAGCACCCGGTTCATCGTTGCGCAATATCCTGGGTTTGATTATTTGCGCGTTCTGACATTAAACGATGACGCCACGCTACGCGATCAGAAAGTGGTTTCAGACCCCAATTTTGCCAACTTTGGGGCACAGCTTAATTACGACGTGTCGCTTGATGAAATAGAATTTGCTGCCAACCTGGAAAACCCTTCCCCCCCGTTGAAGGTGCTCGTTTTTGGTAATGCCATCGGTCCCTTGTCGGCGCTGTATGCGGATCGCTATGCCGATAATTTTATATCGTCATCCGAAAAAGGCAGCTTCGGCGTTGCGCTGACGCGAGGATGGCGGCCGACGGCCGAAAGCGACTACGGCGATTACACGCGGGTTTATGACTTTGCCGGCGGCTACGTTGATGTGCCGTATCGCGTTGCCGAGCAGTCTTTTGTTCGCAGCCTTGGTGAAAAGTTGTCGTTCGTGGTTATTGGTGGCGCGAACATCTATAAATACACGCCCGTCGATGGGTGGTCGTCTTATTCAATTACACAGCCCGCTGGCGGGCCGATAGCATTGACCGACGGCTATGTTGACGGCGGTGTTCTGGTTCGCGTCTATCGGACTGTCAGCGCTGATCTGACAACCGGCCCAACCTATTTTGATCGGATCAATTTATCGACAATGGCGCGCATCGATGACGCCTATTCGACATTCCCTGTGTCGTCACTCGTCCATGTTCCTTGGAAAACATACATCAGCGGCCAGATGATGACGCAGGCCGGCAATATCACCAGTAATATGAGTTATTACCCGTCCGACGTTTTTGTCGTGACGTCATCAGTCAACAGCGTCATACCTGGCGGCGAGTCTTTGGCCGACATCGTGGCGGCCGAGTGCGATCTGGTTGGACTCGAGGTATCCGATATTGACGTCAGCACCCTGACCGACGAGGTGCGTGGCTTCCGTGTTGGCGCGGTGGCGGCCGTTCGGTCCAACATTGACCCGCTGCAAGGCGCATTTCCGTTCGACATCATTCAGAGCGGCTATCAAGTGCGCTTCATTCGGCGCGGATTAACCGGCAGCGTGCTGGCCATCCCGGAAACCGACCTGGCGGCGCGCGATGACGCAAAACTCACCCCACGCCTGGCCCGGTCGCGTGAAATGGATACGCAACTCCCGGTCAGCGTGACGATCAATTACATCGACCACGCCCGCGAATTCGATACCGGCACCCAGTCCGCCGAGCGCAACAGCGCCAACACGGTCAACACCCGGGCGATTGAAATGCCTATCGTGATGACGGCGACCGAGGCCGCACAGAAGGCTGAAATCCTGCTTTATCTCTACTGGTCGGAGCGCGACAGCTTCGGTTTTTCCTTGCCGCCGTCGTATGGCGCGGCAGAGCCTGGCGATGTGGTCACGGTAGAGGCCGGTGGCAGCAGCTACGACCTGCGGCTGGTTGATGTGAACAGACAGTCGAATGGTGTGATCGTTTGCCAGGCGAGGCCGGTGGCGTCATACCTGAGTACGGCGGTGGCCGACAGCGGCACCACCGTCAGCGCCGCCGCTAGTGTGGCCGGCACGACGGCCATGGAACTGCTGGATATTCCGGCGCTGTCGGACATCAACGCGTCGGTCGGCTACGTTCTGGCGCTGGGCCGCTATCGCTCCGGCTGGCCCGGAGGCGCCGCGTATCGCAGCAAGGACGCCGGGGAAACGTGGTCGCTGGTGGATACAACCACCATCCCGGCCGGCATGGGCTTTGCCGTGAACGCGCTGTCATCGCCGGCGTCTTTCGGGATGGTCGATTCGTCAAGCCAGCTCACCGTCAACATGCACCTGACCGACTTGTCGAGTATCGGCGAATTGCAGATGCTCAACGGACAGAACCATTTCGCCTATGGGGTCGCCGGCCGCTGGGAGATCATCGCCGCGCGCACCTGCGAGCTGCAGGTCGATGGCAGTTATATCCTCTCCGACCTGTTGCGCGGCCGATTCGGCACCGAGACGCACGCCGCGCAGCACGCGACCGGCGACCGCCTGGTATTGCTCGACAAAAACCGCCTGAAGTTCGTGGCGGGGAGCTTGAACGATATCGGCTCGGCGGCCCTGTATCGCGCGCAAACAGTCGGCGCGGCCGACCAGAGCACGGTTCGCCGCAACTTCACATACAACGCCGTAAACCTGCAGCCCCTGGCGCCGGTGTGGCTCAAGGCGCACCGCAATACAACCACACAAGACTGGACCTTGTCGTGGGTTCGCCGCACACGGGTCGGCGGCGAGTGGCGCGACAACGTGGATGCCGCTCTTGGCGAGGTGGCTGAGATATACGAGATCGACATTTTTGCCGGGTGGCAATTTACGACCGTGCTGTTCACGATCACCGGCCTGACGTCGCCGACGGCGACCTACACCGCCGCGCAGCAAATGACCTATCACGGCTACAACCCGGAGGTGCTTTATTTCCGGATTTATCAGATATCGGCCGAGGTTGGCCGTGGAAAACCACTTCAAGCAGGCATAACAGGATAAGCCATGAGCAACAGTTCCCCGACGTTCGACGCGCTGGTGCAAAGCCAGGCCAGCAAGGAAATCACCGTCAATGCGTTTTTTGACGCGGCCAGCCCGGCGACGCTTTACGGTCGCCGCCAATCGACCACCACCGCCCTGTATTGGGGTTACTACGGCGGAAACGTGCTGATCAACGGCGTTTTGACGCAGATTGCCAACGGCGTCATCACCATGGCCGGGTCCGCCACCAACTACCTGCAGGCCAATCCATCGACGGGTGCTGTTACGGTCAACACAAGCGGGTTCACTGCGGGGTTTATACCGCTCTACACGATAGTCACTGCCGCGTTTTCCGTCACCAGTTACACCGATCACCGCCTGGCTACACCGGAATTTACCGGCCGCCTGGCGCTGGCCATGGCTGATGCAAACACCACGCTTACACAAGCGCAGGCAAGCAACCAGATACTCGAATGCACCGGCACGCTCGCCGCCACCCGAAACATCGTGCTGCCGCTGCTGGCGCAGCAATGGACCGTTTTCAACGGCACCACCGGCGGCTTCGGCCTGCAGTTCATTGGCGCCAGTGGAACAGGGGTGACCGTGGGCGCCGGCAAGCGCGCCATCGTGTATGCCGACGGCACCAACATCGTGCGTGCTACTGCGGACGTCTGACGAAAGGACCAAAATGCCCGAAAAAATCGCCGGATTCCTCGACCAGATCGCCAACGCCGCCCTGTTTTCGCTGGTCGGCATCATCATCGGCCTCGGGCAACTGCTCGCCAGTCAGGAGGTGCTCACCTGGCGCATCATCCTTGGCCGCTCGCTTTCCACGGGCGGCCTCGGCATGGCGGCCGGCGCCGTGCTTGTCTGGGTGCCTGACTTGCCGCTGCTGGGCCAGATCGGCATTTCTGCCAGCCTGGCCAGCCTTGGCACATCCGGCCTCGAGCGGCTATTCCGGCGCGCCATCGCCGGGAGGGCCGGCTGATGGAAACCGCCCTGATCAACACCCTGGCCTTACTCGTCATCATGATCGTCCTTGCGGTTGCCGGTGCATGGGACGTATCAAAACAGCGTCACCGTCGGCAAACACGGCAGGACGACACGGAGTAACGACCATGATGCTCTCGCCGAACTTCTCCCTGGCCGAACTCACGATAAGCGAGTTTGCCGCCCACATGGAGATCGACAACACGCCCGGCCCGGCGGCGCTGGCCAATCTGCACCGCCTCGCCATCGCCCTTGAAAAGGTGCGCGCCTGGCTTGGCCGGCCGGTCATCATCCGCAGTGGCTACCGCTCGCCCGGTGTCAATAAGGGCGTCGGTGGCGCCCGGAAATCCGCGCACCTGACCGGGCTGGCTGCCGACTTCATCTGCCCGAGCTACGGCAAGGTGATCGATGTTTTCGAAGCGCTGCGCATGAGCGGCATCGTGTACGACCAGCTCATTGCCGAGCGTGGCACCTGGATTCACTTCGCCATATCCGACAACCCGCGTCACCAGGCGCTGGTATTCGACGGCGTGCGCTATTCGGAGGTCGCATGAACCCGCTCGACCTGATCCCGGCGCCGTATCGATTCGCCGCGCAGATCGCCGGCATCGTCGCGCTCGGCATTGCGCTCATGGTCGGCTATGTCCGGCTGATTTCGTATCACGAAGGCATTGGCAGCCAGCGTGCCACAGCCGTCTGCACGGCCGACAAGCTCAAGGCCGAGCAGGCCGCCAACGACCGCGACGCGGCCTATCAATCCCAAATACGAAAGGCCAATCATGATGCCGAACAACGCCAAGCCGTGCTGTCTGCTGAT